TGGAGCTGCATGACAAAGTCATCGGGCATTATCTGAACATAAAACACTATCAGTAAGTTGGAGTCATTACCTGGTTGATAGGTCATAGGATTTGTAATTATTTCTAGGCATATTTCTCTTTGTTTTATTTGCAAGCAATATTCCGCCAATAAACAAAACTGCTGCAACAATTAAATAATTCTGCCGCTCAGCCATCAGGCCTATGTTGTTGACGCGTGAACCATCTCCGACAGGAACGCTTACATCCATGAGTAATGCAAAGACGCCTAACGCAACACCACCTAACGATAACAACCATCCTAAGTTTCTCATGTTTACATCCCCTTTGAAGTTCAAGTTACAGTTTAACATGAGAAATTAATGTATCACCCCCAGGTGCGCATCGCCTCTTCAAGTTTGATCGGCTCGTTTGCAGCTTCCCGTTCAACAGCGGCAATATGTGGCGCGAAATCAGCAATGCTGAAAGCAGGGGTGTTTTTGGTACGGTTTACGTTTGCCAGCACAGAAGAAACCAGTGCCGCCCCCCACTCAGTTCGCATCATCGGGTTCAGATTGCCGTACTTCTGCCGGTACTGTACCCACTGCTGGAACTCGCGGAAGCTGAGGCGTTCTTTTGCCTCAGCGATAGTGCGGCCACCTATCCCGTTAAGGACTAGTTCGCACCAGATTTCGTCTTCTGCACTGAGTCCGTCTTTCCCAGATCGTTAACTTCCTGAATAGCCACCAGCAGCGCCACCGTCAGGCCACCATCCAGCGCGCCACGGTCTGGATCGGCCTCGCCGGTAACATCGGCAACCGTAAACACCTGATGGCCATGCTCATCGCAAATTGACGCTGCGATACGCCCAGCAACCCCATCAATACGGCCCAGACCAGCAAGCACATCTGATGTGGCAGTGTGATAACCAAGAGGACGGATATACGTTGTCGCTGTATGTTCCTTACCATCCTTTGATTTCCAGGTGATTTCTTTTTCCACCGGGCGGCCGGTAAACGCTCCCGTTTCTTTCAGGGTGTCGAGTGTTAGTTTCATTTATCTTTCCCGATAATGTTTGTTGATATGCGGGGGATCGCCCCCGCCAGTAATCAGCTGCCGGACTGCGCTTTCGGAATCCATGCACCCTGCCCGGAACGCTGGATAGTGGCAGAAGTCTGCACGACCGTGTTTCCCTGGAAGTCGAACGGGAAGTCGGAAACATATCCCTTGAATACGTACCAGGTTCGATCGGGAGGAAGCACCAGGCCATCAACAGCACCCGGACCGGTTCCCGCTGTCGGCTCTGATTCGCCATCAGACCAGCCGATAGCAAACGTTACGTCGCTCTGGTCGTTTGACTCTGCCATATTGCTGAGCATCAGGTGGCTGGCGTTAGCTGGATCTGCGTTAAGCGTTGCCGTTGCCTGCCCCGGTGTACGCAACCCCTTTTTATATTTTCGGGTGTTGCGTTCGCTCAGGCAGGTGTCATCAATCTGATCTGCCGGGCTTCCACCTGGTGAAAATGCAGTGATGCATTCAATTTCGCTCACGACACCATTCGCGAGCACGTACAACTGTGTGCCTTGAGTCACTACTGACATAGTTATCTCCGGGTATAAAAAAACCGGCAGCGCCGGTGTGTTATGGAAGGTTGTTTTATCGTTTGACGAGCCAGTCGACGTCGAAGGAATAACGGTACTTCATGGTACTAGGTTCCAGCTCCTGCGTACCCCATCTGGTGATTATTGCGCTGCCTTCGATCGCATCGCGAAGCGCCCGAGCAACCGTGATGACTTCAGTATCTGTGTCGGCGTAAACGTCAATCTGAACAGAAAATCGGTCTATATCGGGGCACTGGTTCAGGTAATTTTGAGGATCACCGTCAATGTTCTGCCAGACCGCATAGGGATAGACAACTTCATCAAAATGCTTGCCGAAGGGGTACAGCCTTACGGGAGATTCTCCCAGCAGGGAACGAACCTCCTGGCTGGCTGCACAAACTTTAAAAACAGGCGCTATCATGCTTTGGTCCCCTTTTTCACAGCCTTCCTGATCGCACGATCGATAGCTTTTTCCATTTCTTCCGCAAAAACGTTAATGACAGGGCCATCGATACCGTTCATCGCGGGGCGGATGATAGGTCGTGCTGCTGCATGCTCTGTTCCGAATTCAAGCATTCGCCAGTACCAGGTGTCGCCGCCGGGATTCCCTTTGTCGCCTGCTGTTTTGTAGGTTGCACCAGCTCGCCCCTTTCTGACGTTGGATTTTGTTTGGGCATACTGTCGCGCACCGCCCATAACGCCAACGCGGAAAGTCAGGTTACCCGTTCTCCGGAATTCACGACTGCCAAAACTGGCAACGATATTTTTATAGATGGCCTCTTTGGTCAGGGGGTCATCAACACGGGAAGCGTTACCCCGGGCACGGTCCCTGATTAGGTTTGCGGCTTTACGAAGCGCAAATCGTCCCGCTTTGTTACGGGTGACGTCTGAGACTGCCTCCATTTTTCCAAGCAGGGAATCAAGCCCGGTAAGGCTGACTTCAACACTATCAGCCATCGTTTACCCCTTCTGAGCAGGGAAGCGTGAGATATTCGCGGCCACTTTTCGGATCAGGAAGCACGCCCTCGATGTTATATATCCCACCGCGGAACAGGATGCGATTCATCCGGGTAATTCCCGGTCGAAAGCGAATTGTGATACGGGTGGTGATTTCACCCTGCGATGCCTGGGCTGCAATAAACTCGCGAGCCGACAACGGGGAGACTTCAGCCCATACGGTAGCCACATCCCGCCAGGTTTTATTTACAGCTCCAGTCTCTGGATTCTGAACCATCACCGGCTCCTGGATTGTTACCTGGTGACGTAATTTCCCGGCCTGCATTCTACCCCCTGACTTTTTGGCTTAGATACTGAGGTTTCAAATCGTTCAGTGACGTAATTTCAACCCCATCATCTTCAGCCAGTGACTGGATAATGACATCACATAACGCCATATTGGACTCAGCCAGCCGGTTTATCGCGTCCGTCTGCGTCCTCTGTGCTTCTGTCTGTTCGCGTAGCGCTGTTATCAGCTCGTTTACCTGTTGCTCGTTCATAAGCAATTTTCGCCCATTTTTTTATCCACTCGCGCCGTTCCGCGCACCCTGAGCAAGCCATATTTACACCCCGTAAATTCGGTATGGCTGCAGCAAGGCTTCGACTGCTAACGGGACCTCTGCAACAGTCTGACCGACGGCAACTGATTCTCTGTTGGCATACCAGTGACCTATCAGCAATAACATGGCCGCTTTAACATCATCATTCAGTAGAATCGGGTCCGGGTCATCTGCGTAGCCAGGGGAGCTCTGGTTTTCATAGAGCGTTCGCCTTGTCCATGTCTGGACGTAACGCGCCGCCGCACCTGTGTAAATCTCCAGCAGAGCATCATCACCCGTAAAGTCGGTATCAATGCGGCAATGCTGTTTCACCACATTCTGATCAAGCATCTGTTTGCCCCAAAAAAAGCGGCCCGAAGGCCGCAATATTTATCAGCTCCCCGCGCCCGTGCTGAATGAACCGTACACGAACGCTTCAGGGCGTTTCACAGCCAGCGCCAGACGTTCTTCGCAACGGATGGTGATCATGTTTTTCTCGAAGTCGTCGGCGTTCTCCGTGGAGATAACCACGTTCGCATCTTCGCGGTCGAAGATTTGCGCCCCAGCGTTGAAAGCACCAGTCAGGAATTTACCCTGGAAGGCCGCCGCTTCCGTGGCTACAACCGGCAAGCCCCAAAGCGTCGGTCCAGTCAGCGCCGCAGGGTTAGCCAGAATGTATCGGCCCAGGCTGTCTTTGGTCAGTTCGATCCGCGCCCAGTCAATGAAGTGAAGAACGTGGCCGGATGCCGGGAAGCGCGCCAGTTGCGCCTGTAGCATTGCCAGACGCAGATCGTCAATACCGCTCTGCTGTTCTACAGTAAACGCCGGGTTAAATGCCGACGCCTGAGGAACAATGCCGTGCAGATGCACGCCGGTACCATCACCGAAGAGAATTTCCTGCTCTTCCGCGTACTTCAGTCCGTAGCGCATTTCTGCATCAACGGTTGACTGCAGCTGTGCGAAGTCATCCAGGATCTGCTTTGAGGCTTTGAACAGGTGAGCGATGGTGCTTACGCCAGTGATTTTCGGCGTAAACTCAATTTCGCTGTATGGTTTCTGTGTATTTTCAGGAACCACTTTCGCGTTGTTGGTAAAGCCAGTCTGTTGCACCCAGAAAATAGCAGGGGAGGAAGTGCGACCAGGCGCAATCAGATCGCGGATAAACAGGCGCTGCTTCGGTGCCGTATCGATGCCCGGAATTCGCTGGGGTTCGATAATGCCATCAGGCACATCAGCAGAAGTCAATGCCGCCTTAACTGGGATACTGATACGTTTGCCACCTTCCACCCCGGAGGCAAAGGTTTTCAGCGCTTCAGCAGAGATCACCTGCTGACCGATTGACTCCACAACATGCTTCGCGTTTGCCAGCGGCATCTGGGCAACATGTTGCTCCAGTTCGCCCATAGCTGCCTTCAGCGTTTTTTCTGCCTCACGCAGTGCGTTGAACTCAGAAGCCATTTTATCGACGGCTGCCTTTGTTTCTTCTGACAGCTTGCCGGACTTCTGAGCCTCCTTCACTGCTTCTTCCGCTTTCGCGTTGAACTTGCCGGTTGCCTCTTCAATGCTGGCCGTGACTTTTTTCAGAATATCGTTTACTTCAGACATAAAGGGTCCTTATTTGACTAACGCCGCCAGGGCGCTTTCAAGTGAATTGATGGTTTCAGGTTTGATGTCTTCGGCAGCGCCCGGCGTACCGTCGTTGGTGGTGACAGCGCCAGGCATGCCACCGGATAAGGCTTTAATGAGTTTTCTGCGCTCAGAGCGCGGTGTGTTGGTCTTGGCCAGCAATGCATCAAGTTTGCGAAGCGCCGCAGCAGGCGATTCGTCGCCGTCGCTGACCGCATCAGCAGAAAGCAGGCTGTCTGCCAGTCCCTTCGCCACAGCATCACTGCCACCGATATAGCTTTCCGCGTCCATCAACTTCTGCACAGCGGCCATATCAAGGCCGGAGCGCGCCGCGTAGATGTCAGCCATAGCGGTATCGAAGGGTTCCAGTGACTGTGCCAGTTCTGCAAAATCATGGCGGTTTCCCATCGCATATACCCAGCAGTTATGGATCATCAGGAAGGCACCGCGGCCAATCTGAATATCATCCCCGGCCATCGCAATTATCGAGGCGGCGCTGGCGGCAATGCCCAGCACCTTCACCGTTACACGGCCTTCGTATTCGCGGAGGAGGTTATAAATAGCCAGACCTTCGAACATGTCGCCGCCCGGTGAGTTGATATTCACCGTGACGTCGGCACCGTTCATCGCCCGAAGCGCACCGGCAATACGTTTAGCTGTTACCCCTTCGCCCCAGTAGTCCTGCCCGATAACATCAAAAACAGAAATGCTGTTATCGTCGGTGGCCGCCGCTTTGATCCCGCCGTCCCAGCGGTCCAGTGCGGACGGTAATGTTTCACAGGTAACGCGCGCGCAGGGGCGACCCGCCGGTGCTACCGGAAGTTGTTTTTTGCTCATCAGGAAAGTGCTCCTAAGCGGCCTGTTTCAACGGAGATTGTTCAAAGGAAATATCGGGGAATACGTGGTTATGCAGCTCTCGCAGGGCCAGTGCCTGAACAGCGGGGTTGCTGCTTTCGAGATTTTTCAGTTGCGTCAGGTTGAGCTGAACGGTGTAAATATCGCCCCCTTCAATCGGCGGCATGTTCTCAAGACGACGAACGTCATTACGGGACATCCAGCCATTCTGAAGCGCGCTGGTATAGTATGCCGCGCGACCGGCACTATCTGCTCGCAGCAGACCTTCAACAGAGAATTCTGCAAACACTTCGTCATCGCTGTCGAGTAAGCACCGGCCAATTTCCTGCTCAATATTCACCAGCAGCGGTCGAAGTGTATGAGTCAGAAATTGCAGGTTCATACCTTCCAGGCTGGATGCCCAGCTGCTTTGTTTCGTGGTGTGACCAACCATGAAAGGCGGCACGCGAAACCAGCGGCAGATCTCCTCAATGCTAAATGCGCGGCTTTCGAGCATCTGAGCATCTTCCGGGTTCATGGTCACGCCCTGGTACGTCAAACCACCCTCAAGGACCATGATTTTCCCGGCGTTTTTCGAACCGGTAAACGCCGCCATGTAACCGCGAAGTTTTTCACGTTGAGTATCATCCAGAGCTTTATCAGAAGAGAGGAATCCTGAACTCTGCAGGCCCTGTTCGAAGATTTTCGCCGCGGACTCTTCAACGGCCATTGCTGAACCGATCACATCCCGGCCAGTCTTCATCGGCATCATGCCGCAAACACCGTCCAGACCGAACCCGCGAATGTGCATGATGTTTTTGACCGGAATGACGCGCTCGTTTCCGTTTTCAGTGTATTTGTATTCCAGCGCCCCGGTAGTGAGACGTTTAACCACCATGTTCTGCGGCAGTAAAGGCACCAGCGAAACCAGGCGGTTTGCGATGAACTTCTTCTCAATGAAGGCGTTCCCGCGCAGACAAATACTGGCGACCACCATCAACATAAAGCGTGATGGTGTCATTTCTGAATTGGGGCGGCGGCACAGTATCGAATAGGCCGGATGATCGGTTGCCGCTTTGCGCGAACCGTCAGGCTGTCGAACGTATATTTTCAGCGGAAGGGTTGAAATAGACTCGCTTAAAAGCCTTACGCATGCCCACACAGCCGATAGCTGGATGGCTTTATCGGCCGTGACCACCTTTCCGCTGCTGCTGGTGCCAAACCATTCCTCCCAGAACGTGCCGGTAGTCAGGCTGATAGGCACACCAAGCCAGTTAAGCAGAGCGCTTTTCACCCTGCCTGGCTGTTTGTTTTTTTTCATCAGAAACCTACCATGATGGGATTATTGAAGAATCCGGAGAGATCCTGCTGGTCGTTGCCACCGTTAACCAGAACGCGGCTCATTGCAGTGAACAATGCCGCCGGGCCATCAATCTTGGCCTCTGGTGTGGACTTGTTCGGGAAAATGTTCTCGTTCCGGTCAGGTTTGACGGTTACGTTGGACATCATCCAGTTCATTACCGGGTGATCGCTGTGATGGAAGCGGCCACCGTATACCAGTGCTTCGACCTCTTTCATCGCCTCAGAGAAATTGCGAACCGTCTGCGGCACTTCCACCAGCGGCAGCCCTTCTTCTGCCAGCGCAAGGCTGAACTGCGTCGCACTCCACGGGTCGAAGCCAATTTCTTTCAGACTCTCGCCAGCAACCCACACCTGCAGCTCTTCCTTAATCTGAGCATGGTCGATTACATCCCCGTCGGTAAGGATCAGCTTGTCCATCTCCGCCCACTTACGATAGAGCTCTGCCATCTGGCGTGAACACTTCTCAAGGCGTCCCTCCGGCAGCCAGAATTTAAAATCCGCATGAACGTGTCCACCTGGCGCGCGCCAGACTTTAGCGGCTGCACAGATATCAATTTTGTTTGAAAGGTCAACGCCCACCCAGGAGGGATAGGTTTTAAGTTCGTGCTGCGGGGCGATAAACTCGCATTTTTCCCATTTCATCATGTCCATCCAGGCAGACTCAGCGGTAACCCAGATATTCATGTGTTTGGTGAAAAAGTTAATTCTGGCCGAAACCTGCTCTTTCGCCTTTTTAGCCAGGCGGCGCAGGTCATCCCAGCGCTTACAGATACCCAGCCCCGGATTCGCCTTCTGCCAGACTTTTTCATCAAAGGGATCGTCACCTTCATCTAAGGTGTAGATGATGGCAAAAAACGTATCGTCTTTTACCAGCCCGCGCAGAACCTTGATGGCGTAATCACGCAATTCGTAACAGATACCTTCTTTGTTGAAACCAGCGGTGGTGATACCGAAAAGCAGCGATTGCAGGCGCGCGCCGGTGGCCGTCTCCAGAACGTCCCAGACGTCACGGGTTTTATGAGCGTGCAGCTCGTCAACGATGGCGCAGTGGATGTTCAGGCCGTCGAGGTTGTTTGCATCTGATGATAATGGCTCGAATTTGGAGGCCGTTTGCTCCTGGTAGATAGCGAGCTTGTTGAATTCAAAGATCCGCCCAAGAGTGGCTTTCGCCTTCTTGACCATATTTTTCGCGTCTTCAAAAACAATTCGCGCCTGGTCACGGGTGGTTGCAGCGGAATAAACCTCCGCCCCGCCCTCGCCGTCAGCGCCAGCCATATAGAGCCCCACGCCGGAGCAAAGTGTTGATTTGGCATTTTTACGGGCCACCTCAACATCTGCTGTACGGAAACGCCGAACCATCACCGGCCGACCGCTGCCGTCGTTACGCAGGACGGTTTCCCCCGTCTCTTCGTTAACCAGCGGGATAACAAAACCAAAAATATTAATCAGGATGAAAACATGCCAGTCCATCAGCTCAATAGGCTGGCCTGCCAGAGCACCTTTGACGTGAGGAACAAAATTATAGAAATTCAGAATGTGCTGCGCGCGCGGCTCACTGAAGAAAATACCGCGCTCTTCGCCGTCTGCCAGATCGTCAAGAAAACGCTGACAGGCAAGGCGCACATACTCACAGGCAATAATTTCCCCCGCCACCACCCTCTCGGCGTAGCGGATGCCTTCTGCAACCTTAGCCATTAATCCCTCGCTTTCATAAACTCGGCCAGCGGATCAACCGCATCAGGACCTTTTGCATTCACTTTAGAGCGGCTGGCTGGCGTCATGCCGAACTCACCGAGCATGGCGCGCAGACGTTTCCAGGCATCAGCTTTCATAATGGCGGCCGGGTGAGCCTTGATCATGCGAATCTCTCGCTCTTTGCCTTCGTCTGGCTCTTCTTCGCTATAAACGGCGTAGGTGTAGCCTTCTCTCTCCAGCGTATCGCAGTGATGCCGGTACTCGGTGTAAACCTCAACCAGAAGCTCAAGTGCTCTCGCGTCCAACTGCGACATGACGCCAAGCGCATCGAGCTCTTCAGCCATACGCCTGAACCAGTATTTCCCCTGCTTGTCGAAATGCTTCGGCGTTGGGGGTACCCCTGCAACTGGCTTAGGTTCGTTTTCATTAATCGGGCGTTTTGATGGGTTACCCCTCACCAAACGTAGATGGGTCGGGGTTTTCGGTGGTCCAGACATAATCGAAAACTCCTATTAATCATCGAATGGGGACCCCATAAAAAATTTTTCTAACCTGCGGCGATGTGAAAAGAGGTTAGGCGGCGGTCCTTTGGCGCGTCGTTCCTGAACTTTCAACCCGCCCTCCCCCTCGGTCGATTCAAATGGGAATCGATATCATTTGAGTCTTTCAACCGCTGTCTTCGCCCTGTGGCAGGGCTTGCAGAGGCTTTCGAGGTTGGACAGGTCATCGGTCCCCCCATTTGCTTTGGCGGTGATGTGGTCCACCGTCTCAGCGGGTGTGTACCTTCCATTTCGCAGGCATTCCTGACAAAGGTGTTTATCTCTGTCGAGAACGATTGGGCGCAGCCTGTCCCACTTGCTGCCATAACCTCTCTGATGCCTGCTCTGTCCTCGCTGATACTGCTGCCAGCCTTCGTTAAGGTGCTTGGGACAATAGCCTGAGCGGTCTGTAGTTGTTCCAGGGCAGCCACGCTTGCGGCATGCTCTCGGTATTAACGCAGGCATCAGGCTAACCTCCACGCCCGGCGGCGTTCCGTTCGTGGCGCTGAGTCAGGGTGACGCTCAACCGGTTCACCGTCAACGTGGTCCACCAGCGAGTAACACGGATAGACCACTGAACCGCCCCAGGCATCACCCACTGCAAAATCAGCTGGCTTATTACTATCCCATTGAGATAGCACACGGCTGATGCGATGAGGCGGTACGCTGTAGCACACGCCGTGTATAAGGCGCGGCAGCGTGATGAAGTCAGACCGTGTCTTGTCTGCAACAATCAGACGTTCGGCTACCTGCATCTGATACTGAGGTGGTCGGCCAGTGCCCAAGTAAAAGCTCACAAGTGAATCAGGGAAGCGATACAGCCATTCGCCCACCAGCTGAGTAAAGCCAGCGACAGGCAGCGCGTCGTCTTCCAGCACAACTACCCGGCAAGGTTGCTCTGCGGCCCATTCGATAGCGCACCGGTGATTCCAGTTCGCACCGTGGTTTCCATCATCAACCAGCAGGTGAGCATCCAGCAGCGCAGCAAGCCGTTGCGCTTGTCCTAAGCGGATGTGATGGCCGACCACCACAAACTTTATGTCTTCAGCCACCAGCGAATCTCCAATAAAAAAGCCGCACGATGGCGGCTACTGTCTGAATATCAGGGTGTAACTTCGCTTTATCCCTGGTTAATGTAAGCATTCAGCCCGTCAGTGGTGGGACACTGGCGCACTCTGGCACGGAGGAATGGCTGATTACCTCTGATAAGGAAATGAAATGTCTTTTTTGCACAAAAGAATGCATCTGAATCAAGGTGATACCGTTGTTGTAGATTGCTCGCATCAATGCAACATCATGATTCTCACAGATAGTAATTTCAATAATTACAGAAGCGGGAATCGCTTTCAGTACCATGGGGGTTTTTACAAAATGCTCCCTGCTAGAATTACTGCACCGCATAGCGGGGAGTGGAATGTGGTACTGGATTTAGGCGGCGGAAGTGCCAATGTTCGTCATGGAATCAGCGTCATCAGAGCATAGCAATTCGCCCTTAGCCTGACTAAGAGCATCCTCAAGGGCGGTAATTATTTTTTGCTGTGTGCCGTCCTTTAAGGAGTCTGTACATAAATTTGTGTAATTGCCTGATTTTGATATGTTCAATCCAACATCAAAAGC